CAGGAGCGGCTGGCCGTACTCAATGCCGCCGACCGCGAGTTGCGCCGCCTGGGCTTCCACATTGTCTGGAGCCGCCTGGCCGGGCCGGTGCCGCAGGCCCACATTCGCCGGGACGCCTCGGTATCGGTCGCTCCCCTGCTGAATCGCATGGGACCGCGCTCGTTCCGCACCGAGGGCGGTTGCACGGTGGTCTCGGGCGAGTTCGAGGGCATTGTCTTGAGCTGGGCGGAGCCGAACTGATGCGCACCCGCTGCCCCTCCTGCGGGGCGACCCTCTCCCTGGATGCCCTGGTGGCCCATGACGGAGCACGGGAGGCCCTGGCCGCTGTGTTCAAGCTCTCCGGCCCCCTGGGCGCGGCGGTGGTGCGCTACCTGGCGCTGTTCCGCCCCGAGACGCGGGAACTCACCATGGACCGCGTGGGCCGCCTGCTGGGCGAAATCCTGCCGGACATCCAGGCCCAGCGCATCAGCCGCGACGGCCAGGTGTTCGAGGCCCCTGCCGATGCCTGGGTCTGGGCCATCGAGCAGAGCCTCGCCGCCCGCGATGCGGGCCGCCTGAAAACGCCCCTCAAGAGCCACGGCTGGCTCTACGAGGTCATCAGCAGCTACCGGCCCCAGGCGGGCCAGGTGGTGACCGATGGAGCGCCGCGCCTGGCTGCCGGAAAGCAGGCATCGCGGACCCTCTCCGGCATCGCCGCCCTGGAGGACTTCAAGCGTGGTGGCTGACTGGCTCCGCTTCGAGATCGCCTCCGGCCTGCAAAAGCTGCTGGCCCTGCGGCTGATCGGCACCCCGCCCGAGGACGCCATCATCGGCACGGCGGAAGTCTGGCTGGAGGCCATCGGGAACTGCGGCGTCCAGTGGGTGGAACACCTTGACCGGGATCGGGTGCAGCGGGCCTTCCAGACGCTGTTCCGCATCTGCGACCGCTGGCCCGCGCCGAAGGTGTTCCTGGAGAACCTGGGCAACCGCGACCCGCCCAAGGCGTTGCCCGAGCCGCCCATCACCCCGGAGGCGCGAGAACGAAACCGGGCCAAGCTCCGCGAAATCATGGAGAGCCTGGCCAAAAGCAAACGAATGAGCAATGCTGGAGCAAAAAATGACTACCAAGAACACGATTCCTGAGGGCTACCGCGCCGACGCCAAAGGCTGCCTGGTGCCCGAATCCATGATCAAGCCGATTGACCGCACCCGCGACGAACTGGTGGGCGAACTGTCCCGTCAGGCCCGGATCGTCAGCGATAGCCTGCGCGAGTTCAAGGCTCGCGTTTTCGCCGACATCAACGCCTTTGTCGACCTGTCCGCCGAGCAGTACGGCGTGAAGATGGGCGGCAAGAAAGGCAACCTCACCTTATTCAGCTTCGACGGGGCGTTCAAGGTGCAAGTGGCCATCGCCGAACACATGGTGTTCGATGAGCGCCTCCAGGCCGCCAAGCACCTGATCGACGAATGCATCATCGACTGGAGCCAGGGTAGCCGCGACGAAATCAAGGTGCTGGTGCAATCCGCCTTCCAGACCGACAAGGAAGGCAAGATCAACACCGGGCGGGTGCTGGCGCTGCGCCGCCTGGATATCCGCGATGAGAAGTGGCAGAAGGCCATGCTGGCCATCGGCGAAAGCCTCCAGGTGGTCGGCAGCAAGGAATACGTCCGCTTCTACGAGCGCATCGGCAACACCGACCAGTACCAGCCCATCAGCCTCGACGTGGCGGCGGTTTAAGGGGATGACCGTGAGCGACCACGCCAAAATCATGGACAAGATTAAGAAGTGCCTGGCCCTGTCCGCCAGCAGCAATGAGCACGAAGCCGAGGCCGCCTTGCGCCAGGCCAAAAAGCTGATGGAGGCTCACGGCATCACCGACCTGGACATTCAGGCCGCCGAGGCTGAAGAGCGCCGGGCAAAGGCCGGAGCCAAATCCAACCCCGCTAACTGGGAAACCATGCTGGCCGTGAAGGTCGGCGACGCCTTCGGCTGCCGGGTGATTTTCGCGGGCGGTTTCTGGAACCGGCAGGGCGAGTGGTGCTTCATCGGCTGCGGCGCGGCCCCGGAGGTTTCCCACTACGCCTTCACGGTGCTGCACCGCCAAGCCAAGCGGGCGCGGGAAGAGCACATCAAGGCCAAGCTCAAACGCTGCAAGGTCGCCACCAAGACGCGCCGCGCCGATCTGTTCAGCGAAGGCTGGGTACGGTCGGTGGTCGGCACGATTGCAGCTTTCGCCGGTAACGACCATCAGGCCACTGCCATTGACGCCTATATGGCCAAGAACCACCCGAGCCTGCGCGACCTGAAAGCCCGAGACCGTAACGATGGAAGGAAGCTCCGCGACCACGAATACGACGACTATGCCGCTGGCAGCCGTTCCGGGCGCGATGCGCAGATCAACCGTGGTGTGGGCGGTGATCAGCCCTTGGCTTTAGGGTGCGCAGCATGAACGCCCTGTACCTCTTTTCGGCCACCTTCGCACTGGTGCTGTTCCTTGGCCTCCAGTCCCTCAACGTGAATGGAGGCCACCGCCTGCTGTCGGCACTGACCAGCTTCGGCATCGGCGCGGCCAACGTGACGGTGCTCAAGATCATGCCGGGCCCCACCGGCTGGCTGGAGTTGGCCGCCTACCTGCTGGGCGGGCCGCTGGGCATCGTTACCTCCATGGCCATTCACCCGTGGATGGTTCGCCGCCTGGGGAGGAAACAGAGATGAGCGACCTTCTCACGCACCATCGCCAGCTGGTCGGCATCGCCAAGGGCTGGGCGGTCAAGAACCTGCCCGGCTGGTGCGACGAAACCCACCGCGACCTGTTGGCCCGCCATGGGGCGACAATGGTCGATGGCCGGGTGTCGGCCAGCACCCTGACCGTGCCGCAGCTGGGCGCAGTGCTGGATGACTACCAGCGCCGGGGCTGGCCGCGTACCAAGAAGGTATTCGGCCAAGGCAAGGCGGCAGCCAAGTCGGTGCCGCCGCGCATCGCGCACCTGGTGCGCCTGTGGGGCAAGCTCGGCCAGGCGGGTAAGGTGGCCAAGGCGACCCGCCCGGCCTTGCTGGCCTTCTGCGCCCGCCAGGTGGGGCGCGAGGTGCCGGACCTGGACAGCCTGGACGTGGCCGAGTGCCAAAGCATCACCGAAGCCCTCAAGGGCTGGCTGGGGCGCGCGTAAGCCATGGGATATCCGCGCCATCGCCAAACGCTTCCCGCCGTGCCCGCTCCGAAGCGCGAGGACAGCTTTCCGGCTGTCGATGAGGAATTGCTCAAGACCTTGCCGCCGGTCCTGCGGGCCGTGGTGCGGGCCTTGGGCTTTGGCCGGGCGCGGGAATGGCTGGCGGATCATGGCGGGGTCAATGTCAGCATTCCCGCCTATCGTACCCAGGCGCTTGGGCTGGAGCCGGACGAACTGGCCCGCCTGCGGATAACGCTGGCCCCGCACCTGGATGCAGCCGGGCGCTGCTGGATGCCCAAGGCAGACAAGCTGTTCCAGCGGGTACGCGACGCCCAGATTCGCCAGGATCGCAACCACGCCAGCATCAACACGCTGGCCCGCCGTAACCACCTTTCATCCCGCCAGATTCTGAACATCTGCCGGGAAGACGACGAAAGGCAATTCGACCTGTTTTGAGCGGTGGGTGGTTCTCGCCATCGAACCCCGCCGCATGAATGGCCCGCCTTCGCGTTTGAAAGCCATTTAAAAGCGCCTCGCAGGCCATTGGGTATAGGACGGCCCCACCGGGGCATCAAAACGGCTTAAAACGCGTTTATGGAAGTCCTCCCAAACCCGCCGGGTGGGAAATGTTTCCAGCGGTGATCAAACCCGCCCCAACGGGAAAAATGCTCCTGAACTGCTTAGGAGCAAACCGTGCCCCAGACCACCAAAGTCAAAACCTCCATCGCCGCCCTGGCATTTGCCCTTTTGCCGGGTGCCGGTGGCGTTCCCGTTGAAGCCCACATTCTCCCGGTCGGTCCCTTTCGTGCCGTCGATGGCCGCCCTGGGACAATTGCCGCCTGCCAGGACTGGCAACTGGACGCCGGTATCGCCGCCCGTGTGATTGCCCGCGCCGCCGCCCAGCAGACCGACATCCTGATCGACTTCGAGCACCAGAGCCTGCGCTGCGAATGGAACGGCAAGCGGGCCGAGGCCGCAGGCTGGATTCCCCGCACCCTGGAATGGCGGGAAGGCACCGGCCTTTTCGCCACCAACATCAGCTGGGTCGGCGATACCGCCGCCCTTATCGAGCAGAAGAAGTACCGCTACATCAGCGCGGTGTTCTTGTTCGACGCCCTGACCGGGGAGGTTCTGGAAATCATCTCCGTGGCGCTCACCAACACGCCAGCCGTCGATGGCTTGGACGCCCTGGCCGATCTGGCCCGCAAACATTCCGTTTTTTCAACCGAAGAGGAGGCCGAAATGGCTGACGAGAAGCAAGTGGCCGCGCTCACTTCCGAGCGTGACGGCCTGAAAACCCAAGTGGCGGCACTGTCCGCCGAGCGCGATGGGCTGAAAACCCAGATGGCCGTGCTGACTACCGAACGCGACACCCTGAAAGCCAAGGTGGATGCCGTCGAGAAGGATCAGGCCGAAGCCGCCCTGGCTTCCGAAAAAGCCAAGCACGCCGAACTGCTGCAAGCGGCCCTGACCGATGGCCGCCTGGTTCCGGCCCAGAAAGCCTGGGCGGAAAAGCAACCGCTGGCCGCGCTCACCGAGTACCTGGAAGCCACCAATCCCCTGGCCGTCCTGAAAAAACAGGCCGACGGCAAGGATGGTGGTAACGGCCTCACCCAGGAGGAACTGGACATGTGCAAGCGCATGGGAGTCACCCCCGAGGATTTCGCCAAGGCCAAGGGCAAGAACTAAGCGCCACGCCCTAGCCGCAACCTTTAGGACATACACAGGAGAAAACGATGGCAGCACTCACGCAAGTTCAGATCGACGCTTTGAAGACCACGCTGATCGCCCGCTGGAACGCCGGTCTCAAACTGTCGCCCGACGACTGGAAGAAGATCGCCAAGCTGGTCAAGAGCAACGGCAAGTCCAACACCTACGAATGGCTCAGCCAGTTCCCCGCCTTCCGCGAGTGGGTTGGCTCCCGCCTGCACAAGGTGTTCAAGGAAACCGCCTACACGGTGGTCAACCGCAAGTTCGAGGCCACGGTGGACGTGCAGCGCACGGACATCGAAGACGACAACATCGGCCAGTACGGCACCCTCGCCGAATCCGCCGGACAGTCCGCGACCGACCTCCAGAATGACCTGGTGTTCCAGGCGCTCTCCGCTGGCTTCACCTCGGTCTGCTATGACGGCCAGTATTTTTTCGACACCGACCATCCGGTCTATCCGAACGAGGATGGCAGCGGCGTCGCCGTCAGCGTCAGCAACATGCAGGCCGGTGCCGGTGCGCCCTGGGTGCTGCTCTGCACCAAGCGGGCCGCCTCGCCGATCTACCTCCAGGAGCGCATGAAGGCTGAGTTCGACAGCATCACCTCGGTGCAGAACGGCAACGTCTTCGACCTGGACGTGTACAGCTTCGGCGGTCGCTGGCGCGGTGAAGCCGCCTACGGCTTCTGGCAGTGCGCCTTCGGCTCCAAGGCCGCTCTCGATGCCGCCAACTTCAACGCCGCCTACACCGCGATGATGAAGTTCAACGGCGACGGTGGCCGCAAGCTGGGCATCGTGCCGGACACCCTGGTCACCGGCCCGGACAACATGGCCGCCGCCGAGGCGCTGCTCAAGGCGCAGCAAAACGCCGCCGGAGCCAGCAACACCAACTACAACAAGGTGCAGCTGATCGTCACGCCCTGGATGTAACCAACCCATAACCACCCGAGCGCAGTAGCTACGCCCGGCGGGATTGCCCGCCGGGTGCGGCGACCTCGGTAGGAGATCGACATGAAAAAACTGTATGTGCGGGTGCAGCCGAAGCAAGGCGCGGAGCGCTTCTTCCGCTGCGGGATCGAATTTCGCCAGGCATGGCAGGAAGTGGAGGTGGATGCCGCCACCGCTGCCCGCCTGGAATCAGAGCAGATGCTGGAGGTGTCGGAGACCAAACCGGCGGAACTGGAGAACGAAGCGCCCAACGAAGCTGACCCTTCGGGCGACTCCTCCGCTGTGACGGGTTCCGGCACCCCGGCGACTGCGCCGACTACCGGCGCAGCTGTAACCAAGTCGGACGATCCAGCTGAGGTTGCGTTGGCGATTCTTGCCGCCATCGGCCAGCTGGACAAGGAAGACGGCGCTCTCTGGACAGCTGGCGGCAAGCCGAAGACCGAAGCCATCGCCGCCATCACCGGCTGGCCGGTGACAGCCGCCGAGCGTGACGCTGCACTGGCGGTGGCCGAGTAATGGCCTTCGCTTCCCGCTCTGACCTGCTGGCGCGGAGCAACGCCCGCCGCCTTGCCCAGCTGGCGGTTCCCGCCGACATGGACATGGTGCCGGACGAAGCCCTGCGGGCTGCCATCGCGGGGAGCGACCTCAACGCGTTCAGCCAGGTCGAACAGGCTGCCCTGGCGCTGGCCCTGGAGGCCATCGACAAGGCCCTGGCCGATGCCGACGCGCTCATCCTTTCCTACGGCATCCCTGCAACCGTCCAGACCACGTTGCTGGCCCGGCTGGCCTCTACCGTCGCGCTCTACTACCTGCAAGGGGCCGAGCGCATGACGGACGATATCCGCAAGGCTTACGACGGCGTGATCGACACCTTGAAGGCGCATAGCCGGGGCGACCTTGACCTGGTGCCCGCCGCGCCCACCGACCCGGTGCCGTCCGGCGATCTGGCCATCATCGCCAGCCAGCCCCGACGCTACGGTGCTGTCGATCCTGACAATGAGGTGGGGCTGTGATTTCTCTCAAGCCCCTCATCGAACGCCTGGAGAAGAAGCCCGCCGGATTTGACGGCGTGTGGTTCCGCCAGGTGGCCGGGGCTGCCGAGTTCGCCCGTATCCGCCCCGAATCCTTGCCTCTGCCCGCTGCCTGGATCGTACGGGCGGCGGACAAGGTGCAGCACGCCGGGGAACGGGCCGAGAACGTGACGCTGGCGTTTGACGTGGTGATTGCCATCGAGAACGCCCGCACCCACGCCCAGGGCGAAACCGACGACGTGCTGCTCAAGTACCGCAAGGCCGTGAAGGCGCTTCTGCTGGGCTGGGAGATTGAGCCGGACGTGCGCCCGCTCCAGTTCGCTGGTGGCCAGGTGCTGGAATACACCGACGGCGACCTCTACTGGCGCGACCGCTACGACTTTGACGCCCTGATTACCAACTACCTACCTGACCCGCCTGCCTTTGACAGGCTCAACTACACCGGAGAAAAACTGTGACCATTACTTTCAGCGAAGTGCCGCAGGCGCTGCGTTACCCTGGCGCTTACATTGAGATCGACGGCAGCCAGGCCGGGCTGGGCGGTGATTTGCCTGTTGTCCTGCTGGTCGGCCAGAAACTGCCGACGGGCACGGCCCCGGTCGGTGAGATGGTTCGCCTCTCCGGCATCGAGGACGCCAAGACCAAGGCAGGCCCCGGCTCCATGCTGGCGCAGATGGCCGCCCGCTACCGCAAGATCGACCCGACCTTCGACATCTTCATGCTGCCCTACGCCGACAACCCGGCGGGCGTCGCGGCGACAGGCACCCTCACGGTGACCAGCGCTGCCACGGCCAGCGGCACCCTGGCCCTCTACATCGCCCAACGCGCCATCAGCGTGGGCATCGCCATCGGTCAGACGGCAGCCCAGATCGCCACCGCCATCGCCCAGGCCATCACCGACGCCGGTATCGACATACCGGTGACGGCAGCGGCAGCGGGGGCCGTGGTGACCTTGACCGCCCGCCACAAGGGCACCTGCGGAAACGCCATCGACCTGCGCCTGAACCTCTACGGTGAAGACTCCCCCGAAGGGCTGGTGCTGGGCATTGTGGCCATGTCCGGCGGCGCTGGCGACCCCGCGCCCGGCGATCTGGCCGCCCAGATCGGCCAGCGCTGGTTCCGCTATGTGGTGATGGGCATCAACGATGCCGCCACTCTGGCCGCCTGGCATACCGAGAGCCAGCGGCGCTACGCCGTGCCGGTGCAGGCCGGGTTCCGCGCTTTCACCGCCTTCCGTGGCGACTATGCGGCGGCGGCGGGCTTCGGCGAGACCAAGAACTACGAGCACATCAGCGACGTGTGGCTGGGCATCAACCCGCCGACCACCTGGGAAGCGGCTGCCACGCTCGCCGCAGCTGCCGCGCCGCGCCTCTACAACAACCCGGTGATTTCCCTGGAAGGCACCGCGCTGCCCGGCTTGAAGGCGGATGTCGGCTACAACGATTTCACCAACGGCAACAGCCTGCTGTTCAAGGGCATGTCCCTGCTGGAAGTCGGCAAGGATGGCTCCTGCTACATCAAGCGTCTGATTTCCATGTACCAGTACCGCTCCGACGGCAGCGCCGACGACGCCTACCTGGACATCAACATCGCCGAAGTGATGGAGCGCATCCGCTACGAACAGCGCATCGGTGCTATCCAGAAGTTCCGGGGCACGGTGGCGGCCAAGACCGATGAGGGCTACCGCCCCGGCCTGCCCATCACCACCGAGGACGGCGTCAAGGCCTTCCTGCTCTCGCTCTACAAGAACGTGCTGATGGCGGAATACGGCTGGGTGCAGGCGTACGGCTACTACAAGGGCACCCTGTTCGTGGAGCAAGACCCGGACAACCCGAGCCGCTTCAACTTCCGCGATGACCCGGTGGTGAACTCGCCGTTCTACATCCTGGCGGGCCGCTCCAGCTTCCGCAAAGCCGTACCCGCGTACTAAGCGGCGTACTGATCCCAAACCTGATTTGAAAGGGCTTTACCCATGGCACAAATCAACAACATCCGCACCGTGTCGGTGCCCTCCATCGGCAAGCTGCCGCTGGCGGAAAAGCCCGGCACCTTCACCCCGAGCGGGGTCAAGCGTGAACACAAGGGGGGCCGCCTACCGGAGGACGGCGGCTTCACCGAGTCCGGCGTTCCGGCCAAGCTGGAACTCTCCATCAACCTGCTGGGCGGAGTGGACATCATTGCCCTCAACGCCATCAAGGATGAGGACGTGACGGTGCGTCTGGCCGATGGCCACGTGCATCTGATGAGTCAAGCTTTCGTTACCGAGCCGATCCCGGTCGGCGACGGCGAGAGCAAGCTCACCATCATGGCCAACACCTCCGAGCAGATTTCCTAAGAGGACACCATGGCCAAGCTCACCCTCAAGCACCCGCTGACCTTCGGCAAGAAGACGGTCGATTCCCTGACCTTCCGCGACTACACTACCGCCGGGGACTATCTGGCATTCGACCAGCGCGGCGGTGTGGCGCAGCGGATCGCGCTGATCGCCAACCTGACCGGCACCGACGAAAGCCTCATCAAGCAGCTACGCGGCGTCGATTACCGGGCTGCCGAGAAAATCGCCGACGAACTGATCCAGGCCGACGACGCCGGAGAGGAACAAGGCGAGGACGCGGCTCAAAAAAAGTAATTCGCATCCTGACCGCCGTGGGGCTGCTGATGAACGTGATGCACCAGCCGCTCCCGGTGGTCGAGGCGATGCCCCTGGCGAAGTTGTACGTCCTGGCCGAACTGGCCGCCGTGATGAGCGGCAGGAAGTTTAGTTAGACCCAGCCACGCCCAGCGGGAAACGTTTCACGCCTGCCCCGTCCGGTTTGCCCCGGATAAGCTCCAGATACCCCCCGGTACTGGAGCTTTTTTTATGTCGTCATCCGCCGTTGATGTTGAAGTCCGCCTAAAAATGAAGGACGGCGCGACGACGGGCATCAAGGCCGTCTCGCAGACCGCGCAACAGGAGGCGGCCAAGACCGCCTCCGCCACCGAAAAGGCCGCCCAGAAAGCCGCTGAGGCCACCGAGAAAGGCGCGGCACGGCAGCGCAGCAGCTACGAAAAGTTATCCCACGCTCGCGAGACGCTTGGGGTGCGCTCCGAGCGAGCCATCCAGCGCGAAATCCAGCAAACCGAAGCGGCCTACAACCGCCTCAAGGCATCCGGCACCTTGTCATGGCAGCAGCAGGCTGCCGCTGCCGACAAGATGCGGCAGAAGGTGACCCAGCTCACCAACGAAATGGGCAAGCTGACCGCCGCCCAGAAAGCCTACGCCGGTGTGAAGTTCGCCGCCGCCGGGGTGGCTGGCACCGCCGCTGCCGCTTACACCCTCAAGGCCCCGGCGACGGCAGCAATGTCTTTCGATGAGCGCCTGGCGCACATGGCCAACACGGCCTTTTCCGAGCGCGACACGTCGGGCCGCAAGATCGGAATGCAGCAGCTGGAGGCTGCCATCAGCAAAGCCGTCGGCAAAGGCGGCGGCGGAACGCGTGAGCAGGCTGCCGAGGCGCTGGACACCTTGATAGCTTCCGGCGCGGTCGGCTCCAAAGACGCCATGACCATGCTGCCGCAGTTGATGAAGTTCTCCAGCGCATCCGGGGCGGACGCTACCCAACTGGCCCAGATCGGCATCCGTGCCATGCAAACCTTCAAGATCAAGGCAGAGGATATGCCCAACTTGATGAACATGGCGCTGGCTGCTGGGCAGGCCGGTGGCTTCGAGTTGAAGGACATGGCCAAGTGGCTGCCCCAGCAGATGGCGGCGGCCACCATGTCCGGCATGTCTGGCCGAGCGGGCTTTGCCAAGCTGGCGGCGCTTAACCAGGCTGCCGCCATCACAGCGGGCACCAAGGATGAAGCCGGTAACAACGTGGTCAACCTGCTGGCCAAGATCAATTCCAGCGACACGGCCAACGATGCCAAGAAGCTCGGCATCAACCTGCCCAAGTATTTGCAGGATCAGCGGGCAAAGGGGATGGACTCGGTGGATGCCTTCGGGGCGCTGGTCGATAAGACCGTGGCCGGGCGGGCGGACTACCAGTCGCTGCAAAAGCAGCTGAAATCCGCCAAGACCGACGACGACAAGAAGGCCGCCCTGGAGAGCATGGCGACCATCGCCCAGGGCGCTGGGATCGGCAAGCTGATTCAGGATCGGCAGGCCATGATGGCTTTGCTGGGCCTGATGAACAACCGCGAATACCTGCAAGAGGTGCTGGGCAAGGTCAAGGCCAACGATGTGGCCACCGGAGGTGCTGGCGACAAGAACTATGACCTGATTTCCGGCACCAGCGCTTTCAAGATGCGCCAGGCGGAACAGCAGAAGGACATCGGCCAGAAGGCCGCCATGGACAGCCTGACCCCGGCTATCGGCAAGGCCGCCGAAGCCTTCGCCGACCTGGCCAGCAAACACCCGCTGCTGGTCGGCACCACCACGCTGGCCACTACCGCCCTGGGAGCGCTGGCCGGGGCCGCTGGCTTGGCTTCCGTGGCCATGGGCGGCAAGGGCTTGCCCGGCGGCGGCGCAATTGGCAAAGCGGCTGCCTGGGCGACCGCCAGCAAGGTCGGCCAGGGCGCGATGCGGATGGCGAAGGTCGGCGGGATCGCGGGCGTCGCCTCCACCGTAGGCGGCTACGCCCTGGACAAGGGGTTCGGCGAAGAGTCAGCCATTTCCCGCTATGGCTCCAGCGCCTTGAATGGCGCGGCCCTCGGCGCGACGGTCGGCAGTATCGTTCCCGTCCTGGGCACGGGGGTTGGTGCGGCCATCGGCGGCGGCCTCGGCCTGGCCTGGGAGGGCATCAAAGACCTGTTGAAGCCTGCCGAGCAAAAGCCCGTCGACGTCAACGCCAAGATGACTGTGGGCCTTGCTCCCGGCTTGGTACTGCAAGGCCAGTCCATGCAGGCCAGCGGCGGCAACGTGCAGATGAACACCGGCAACGTCTGGAATGGAGCGCCGTGATGACCTGGACTGATCGCATGTCCCGCGCCTCGTTCCGGGGCTTCGAGTTTTTGACCGACAGCCACGATGCCAAGGGTGGCCGCCGCCTGGCCGTGCATGAGTACCCCGGCGCGGAAGTGCCGAACGTGGAGGACTTGGGCGGCAAGGCGTGGGACTGGAAGCTGAGCGCCTATTTCATCGGCCCGGATTACGACCTGGAGCGTAACGGCTTCCTGGCCAAGCTGGCCGAGCCGGGCGCGACCTGGCTTACTCATCCGTGGCTGGGACTGCTGTGGGTACGGGCGCACACCTGGTCCATCCATGAGAGCAACGACAAGGGCGGCTCCTGCACCATCGCCATCGAGTTCGTTCCCGGCGGCGAGACCGTGCAGCCGACGCCGGACATGGTGGACGTTGCCTTCGACCGCACCCGAAAGCTGGCCGATGCCGTAGTGGATGACTTCGACCTGGAGCCGATGAGTGCCGACGGCATGACGGCCTTCATCGCTGCCGTACATCAGAAGCTGGAGGTTCTGCGCCAGGTGATTTCCCTGGCCACCTTGCCGCTGACCTGGGCGAACCAGATCAAGGGGCTGATCGCCGGGGTCAAAGGCGACCTGGCCACGCTGATGGGCATGCCCGCCGCCTATGCTTCGGCATTCCGGGGGCTGACGGATGCCCTGGGCGGCGGTGCTGACAGCAGCGACTTTTCCGACACCGACCGGCCACGCGTGGTGTCGCGCCTGTCCAGCGTGGCCACCGCCAGGAGCGCCGTCGCGCTCTCCGGCGTTGCTGCCACCGACGGCGCGGTACGGCGAAACCTGCTGCGGGAAGAAGCCCTACGCAGCCGCTTGCTGGTGACTTCTGCCGCCCAGGTGGCCATGGCCGACTATCGGGCCGAGGCCGACCGGGATGCGGCGCTGGCCAGCGTAGTGGCCGCCATTGACGCCCTGCTGCCCAGTCTGCCCGATCCTGTATTCCAAGCAGCTGTGGCCACCCGCACTTCCTTGATAGATGCCCTGCTGGCCCAGGACTTGAAGCCCGCTACCTACCGCGACGTGACGGCTCCGATGCCCGCTATCGTGCTGGCCTACCTGCTTGGGGTCGATGAAGCGGTATTCCTGGCCCGCAATGCCGTGCGGCACCCGCTTTTCGTGAGGGGCCGGGTCTATGGCTGATTTGACAGATTCGGCACTGGCCGAAATCCGTTTCGATGGCCAGCGCTACGGCTTCTGGCAGAAGGTCGATATCCGGGAGTCGGTGGATGATCTGTGCGCCTCGGTGCGCCTGGCCATCACCCGGCCCGGTACCGGAGATTCGCTGGGCCTGACGGCCAACACCGTGGCCGACGTGCTGATCGACGACGGCCTGGTGACAACGGTTCGCCCGGACAGTGTTCGCCGCCAGGTTGATACCGACAGCCACGCCATCTACATCGAGGCGCGTTCGCTGGGCCGGGAATTGGTGGATTGCCAGTATTCCAAGACTCTGTCCGGACTCAAGCTGGGTGAGATTGTGAAGCGCATTTGCAGCACCTTCAAAGTGCCTGTGAAGGTCGAGGTCGAAACCGCCGTGGTGCCGGATTTCTCCATGCAGTGCGAGCTACCGGCCAATGCGCTCATCAACGCGGTACGGGCGGCCAACCTGTTGCTCTATCCGCTGCCCGACGGCGGCCTGGTGCTGACCAAGCCGACCGACGCCGCGCCCGTCGCATCGCTGGAATACGGGGTGCACATCAAGCGCTATGAAGTGGTCGATGAGTTCAAGCTGCGCTTCTCGGACTACGTCATCAAGGGCTACGACTACGCCAGCGATGCAGCCTTGAAGGGCGCGGCCAAGGATGGCGGCATCACCTTCTTCCGGCCCATGCACATCGTCGCCGACCGGCACGGCCACGGCTTGGGCGGTTGCGACCGGCGGGCCAACCTGGAGCGCAACCGGCGGCTGGCCCGCGCCCATCGCATCGAACTGGAGGTGCAGGGCTGGCGCTACCTGGACGCCGATGGCAACTGGCAGCGCTGGGCAATCAACACCCAGGTGCGGGTCATCATTCCCGAAGAGGGCATCGACGGCGTGTTCCTGATCGGCGAGCGTACCTTCCGCCTGGATGACAAGGGCGGCAGCGTGACGCTGTTGCAGGTCATGCACCGGGACGCCTTCATCGGCGAGGAAAAGAAGAAGGCCAAGCGCGGGGCCGGTGTGAAGGGGAGCAAGAAATGATGGGTCAGGTATGGGCACGCCTCCAGCTGCTCTTCGCTCAGGGCGTTGGCCTGATGATCGGCGCGGACAAGGTGCAAGCCCGTGTCCTGGCCGATGAGCCGCTAAACAACCTCAACCGGGTGGAGCCTTACGGCTATTCGTACCGGCCCAAGCCCGGCTGCCAGACTTACCTGCTGTTCCCCAGCGGCGACCGTTCCTACGGCGTGGCCATCGTGATCGGCGACAAGCGCTATCAGATGAACCTGGTGGAGGGCGAGGTGGCCATCCATGACGACGAAGAGAACTGGGTGCACATCAAGCGCGGCGGGATCATCGAAGCCAAGGCCGCCACCAAGGTGATTGCCGACACGCCCCTGTTCGAGACGACGCAGGATGCGAAGATCGGCGGCAACCTGGTGGTGGTGGGGCAGACGAATTCAAACGGCGGCTACTACGGTACGGACGGCGGCGCGGCTCAGATGCAGGGCGGCCTTCACATCACCAACGATTTCACGGTGAACGGCAAGAATGTGAGCGATAGCCATACCCACACCAGCAATGGGCCAGGTGCGCCGACCTCGGGAGTGAATTGAGATGCTGAAACTGGTGCAGACGGATTGGGGCCGGTTCGACCTGGTGGTCGATGACCCCGCCCAGGCCGACGCCGATGCGGCAGCGGCCACGTTGGTCTTTGGGGTGCTATACACCGACGCCGAGGCCCCGGCCAGCCGTATCGATGACAGCTTCGACCGGCGCGGCTGGTATGCCGACCCGGAAGCGGGTAGCGGCTTGTGGCACGTGCGCCGCCAGCCGCTGAACAGCAACGCCAGGCGCGAGGCCCTGGCCATGGTGCGGACTGCCCTGACGACGCGGGCACCGGCGCTGACCGACATCGAGGTTCAGGAAGTGACGCTACCGGAGCCAGCGGGAAACATTTCCAGCGTTTTTCTTGAAGTCACGGGCTTGCACAATGGACGAAAGTTCATCGTGCGAGCCCCTCTGTGACCGCCTACGTCAGACCAAGTTACACCGACCTGAATTCCCGCATCGCCGCCGATCTGGCCGCGATGCCTGCCATCCTGCGGGGGCCGCTGTCTGCTGCCTGGGCGAAGGGCTGCCATGGCCAGCACGGCCATCTGGACTGGATCGACAAGCAGTGTTCCCCCCTGACCTGCGAACTGGAACGGCTCTACGACTGGGCTGCCCTTTACGGCGTTGATCGGCTGGCGGCGACCGCCGCCGTCGGTCCGGCGCTGGCCATCGGCACTGTACGGTACGCCGCTGTTACGCGGGAACCCAGCTGCGCGGCCCCAACGGGCTGGACTACACGGTGCAGGCCGCCGTGGTGCTTGGAGCTGGCTCCACGTCGGTTTCAGTGCGCTGCGACACCACCGGCAGCGCTGGCAACCTGGCCGCCGGGCAGACCCTGACCCTGGTCGATCCGGTTCCCGGCTGTTCCAACACCTTGGCCATTGACGCCCCCGGCCTCACGGGCGGCGAAGCGGATGAGGAAGTCGATGACTGGCGCGTCCGGGTGGCCGACGAATGGCGCACGGTGGTCACCCGTGGGGCGCGGTCTGGAAAAGACGACGACTACCGCTTCTGGGCCAAGAGCGCCCACCCCTCGGTCACCGGAGCCTTAATCCAGCGGCACGTCCTGGGCATGGGCACGGTGCTGGTGCGCCCGATCTGCAACGGCCTGGCCGACCGCCTGCCGACGCAAGCCGTGCTGGACGCCGTGGCCGCCTACCTGCTGGGCATCGCCCCGGCGACCGCCGATTGGCGGGTCATCGCTCCAGTAAAGCGGACGGTGACCGTCTCCATTGACCTGCTGCCTGGCTTCGATACCGCCGAAAACCGGGCCGCTATCTCCAGCGCCATCGGTGCCACCGTACTGGCCGAGGAAAGCGAGACTTCGCTGCTGGCCATGGCCGAGATCGACGCCGCTACCGCCACTGTCACCAGTCAGTACACCCGTCTTGCGCCGACCTCCGATATCGCGGTGATCGCAGGCGAAGTGCTGGTGCTGAACCCGATTGTCTGGGCATGAAGCTAACGGCCCATACCCCCCGCGAGTTCGCCGACGCCCTCAAGGCCCTGCTGCCACCCGGCGCGGCCTGGGAGTGGCCGGAAGGTGGTCTGGGCGACGGGATGCTGCTCGGCACCGCCGAAGAGCTTGCCCGCATCGAAGCCGCNNCCCAGGAGGTGCTGGACAACGCTATCGAGACCCACCGACCAAAGACCAGCAGCTGGCACATCAGTGCTTACCAGAGCGTGGCGGAAAATGCCTTGGGCGAGCTGGTTGAGACGATGCCGCGCCGCCCGTTCGCCATTGGCAGCAAGGTGGGGCAGCGCCTTTGGAGCCAAGCCGCGCCGGACCTGAGTTTTTCCCATTGACCTGGTGCGGGTGGAACACCTTCTGGGGCCTGCCCGCGTAGGGAATGGCCGTGGCAGCCGCATAGGTGACCGCCTGTGGGGAAGCCGTGGCCGCTACGTGCTGCGGGTGCGCTACTACCGCTCGGTGGTCAATCCGGCGGTGCTCTGGGAAGCCCTGTCGGCCTTCCAGCAATCCCACGTTTTCTTGTGGTTTGAAGATATTTCAGGAGTAGGAGGCAGCTATGCACCGAATTGATGGGGCCGGGCACATAGACCACTTGTTCGTGGCCGAAGACCCGGCGACGCTTCGTCCGCCGACGGAGATTACGCCGGAGATAATGAACGCTTTCCAGGAAGAGTTGGCCACGTTCATTGAGTGGGCCGGGGTTGCCTTGATCAAGGGCGACAACACCCAGTTGAAGCAAGCGCTGCTGGCTAAGTTCTCCGGGATTGATTCGGCGGCTACCAAGGCTGGAGTGCAAGGCCAAACCTATACGGGTTTTACCACCGCCGGGGCAACCGGGGCCTTTACCCTTACCCCCGTTCCGGCCATAGCCGCGTATGGTGCTGGCCAGCGCTTCCGGGTCAAATTCCATGCAGCAGGCAATGGGGCGGATACCGTCGCCGTATCCGGCCTCGCGGCAAAGAACCTAAAGCAGTACGATAGCACTGGGGCCAAGGTAGCCGCTGTCATCGCTGCGAACCAGTTGGTCGACGTGGAATACGACGGCGTCGATATGGTGCTGCTCGATCCGCTACCGCCGACCGTTTCTATTGGATTGCCTCGGCGATACTTGTCTGGGCTTCAAACTGCAACCAACGCGGGCAGCCCGACCACGAAGATCGACATCGGTGCCGGAAAGTGCAGGTCAGATGACGACTCGGTGGACATTGTCATCGCGGCAACGCTGACCAAGCAGCTGAACGCCGCGTGGGCGGCAGGGAACAACGGCGGCCTGGATACCGGGGCCGTCGCAGCCAACACTGGCTATCACGTCTTCGCCATCTACAACCCGACCACCACCGTGTCGGACGTGCTGTTATCGACCAGCTACGCGGCACCGACGATGCCAGGCGGCTACACGAAAAAGCGCTGGATCGGCTGGATTCGCACGGACGGTTCGAGCCTGATCAAGCCGTACTTCCAGCGTGGCGACATATTCCTATGGAAAACCCCCGGCCTTGATGTGAATGGTTCGGCTCTTTCCGCTGGTGCCGGGGCGAACTATGCACTTCCAGTTCCCAGCGGCCTTGTGGTTCAAGCGATGGTTAACGTGCAAGCCAGCGGCCCTGACGCTGGCGTGTATGTGCATTCGCCCGAAACCGACGCCATGTATCCCGAGGCGCCGCCGACAACTACGCCGCCGTTGTCGATGCTGTCATGGACGAGCTCTAACCCGGAAATGACAGCCGGGTCGCTCATCATCCCGACCGACACGTCGGCGAGCATCCGTGTCGATTCAACCTCGAGCTGGACAGAAACCATCTACATCGGAACGCTTGGCTGGATCAGCGCTCGCGGCCGGAACGACTAATAAGGAGAACAACAATGCCTTTCGTAAGCCGTGATTCAAACGGGCATGTGACTGCCCGTTTTACCTGCCTTCAAGAGGGCTTTGCCGAGGAATGGCTGGAGGATGGGCATCCCGATTTGAAGCCTTCCGCTGCTCAGGTGACATCCGATAAGTGGGAAGACATTAAAGCCGAGCGTGATCGCCTGATCCAGGGCGGCGGTTACCCGCTGGATGGCTATTGGTTCCACAGCGACGCTTACAGCCTGGCTCAACAGCAAGGCTTGATCCTGTCGGCCATGCAGGTACAGGCGGCTGGTGGCGACATGAATGCGCCTCTGATGGCCACCCCCTGGTACGCCATGGGCAGCGTTCCCGTGGAGATGACCGCCAGCCTGGCATTGCGTCTTCTTCCTGCTGCCATGGCACAGCAAGTGGCTATTTTTGAGGCCGCCAAGGCCCATAAAACGGCGCTTGATGCCTGCGCCGATCCCGCCAGTTATGACTTCTCCAAGGGCTGGCCAAAGATATTCGACGACGTGCAATGAGTTCCTTCACCACCCCCGCCGATCTGCGGATGCTTGATGACTATCGCTGGCAGGTGCTGGCCCCGTTTGAGTATCACGTGGGCAGCTATCCCAGCAGCACGGTCATCAGCGTCCCGGCGGGAACTGTGACTGACCTGGCCACGGTTCCCAGGCTGCTGTGGGCGCTGTTTCCGCCTCATGGCCGTTACGCCAAGGCGGCCATCATTCATGACTACCTATATGACCGGGCAATCGGCAACAAGGTGTACGCCGACCGGACGTTTCTAGAGGCCATGGAAGTGCTGGGAGTGTCGCGCTTAACCCGGATGGTGATGTACTGGACTGTCCGGCTGTTCGGGCGGGGTAACTACCGGCAATAAAGAGAACGGTGCGACCGTTGCAGGTGCTGGAACACCAGCAGCGGCCACCTCCCGCAGATGCGTCCTGCGTTTAGCCAAGGCACCGTGCTGTGCACACAGCGGGCCGAAGACTATCACCGTAGGTAGCAAATATGGAAATCATCCGTTGCGGCGCATGCAACAAGAAACTGGCAGAAGCGGAATACACCCGCCTGTCGATTAAGTGCCCTCGCTGTGGGGCAATCAACCAAATGAAGGCCGCGAGCCTCGAAACCGAGCGCCATGGAGCGTCAGTCCGAAAGGGGACACTCCATGGAAGCAAAGAAACAGCAGCACCCCCCGCTCTTTAACAGTCAGAAGCACGTGCGCCTGTCCGGTGCAGACCTCCACCAGGGGGACTGCTTGGCGGTGATACCCAGCCTCGACGGCTTCTTTGATGCCGTCGTGACAGACCCTCCGTATTCAAGCGGAGGCCAGTCGAAAGGGAACCGGGCAGCCTCCACTGGGGCAAAGTACCTGAACACCGGTAGCACCCAGTGGCCCGACTTCGCTGGGGACTCGAAAGACCAGCGTAGCTACCTGCACTGGTCGGCCCTCTGGATGGCCCTCTGCTACGAGAAGCTGAACCCCGGCGGCCTGATGGTCGTTTTCAGCGACTGGCGGCAGTTGCCCGTTACGTCCGATGCCTTACAGGCCGCAGGCTTCACCTGGCGCGGCGTAGGCGTCTGGGACAAGGCGGGCAGCGCCAGGCCATACAAAGGCGGCTTCAAGGCGCAAACCGAGTTCTTTGTCTGGGGCAGCAAGGGTGGTCTGGTGGGCGACACCTACTCGGCTGGCCTATTCAGGGTGCAGCAGAAGCCTGGCGAGAAGCTGCACCAGGTAGGCAAGCCCCTGGACCTCATGGATCCGTTGGTAGCTGCCTGTGGCCAGCGCATCCTTGACCCGTTTATGGGATCGGGCACCACCGGCCTGGCCGCCCTTGTCCAGGGTAAAGAGTTCGTCGGCATCGAGGTCAGCGAACACTACTATCAGGTCGCCGTGGATCGGCTTCGGGGGGACTGACCCCTGAAAAAGAAAACCGCCCTCAATCGGGGCGGTTATTCGCTGTCCTGGAATCACCGGATTTCTTCGAATATTATTCGTCCGGTTTTCAAACGCTTTTCATCCAGAAATCAAAGCCGCTTTACTCC